CAGTAGATGATTTTGGAAGTGATAAATCTGCATACAGTAGGATGTTTGACCTTCAAGCAGAGTATATAAAGATAGATGGTACTTTTATAAAAGAGACCGATGCTGCTTATAAAGAGTTAGTAGCTAAGCATAAGTTAGAGTTATCACCTGAATATACTAAAGAGCCTCTCATAGTTGAACTTTGTGGTAATACCACACCCGGAGCTTTTAATATATGTAATATTGGTATTATTCTTGATAATAAACAAGAGATGACTTTATATGTTACATTATATAATGGCTGCACTTTATGTGGTGATTTTCCATATTTATTTATTGGTAAAACTGTTGGATTTTTAAAAGATTATTTAAAAACAGTAGGTAAGATAAATAGAAGTGAACCAAGCAATTTACCTAAACGCTGAAAGGTTATTAAATGATAAAACAATGTAAAGGTAAGATGTTTGATAAAGTTCCAGCATCAAAGTTATTAAACGCTGGTTATTATGAGTCTACTAAGTTTGATGGTAACTATTGTCAGATACATAAAATAAGTGATAGAGTAACTATTTATAGTTCTGGTAATAAACCTATAAAACTTAATGATTTAGAGGAAGATTTAGTTGCACTAAATACTGATAGTGACTTTATACTTGAAGCTGAGTTTATAGGCGAGTCTGAAGGTAAGCTAGGTGATAGGACTAAGTGTGGTATGATGACCACCTGGAGGACTTTAACTTCTAAAGGACTACCTTGTAACTGTAATGATAATAAGTTTATAGTCTTTGATATTATCATAGAAGATATGACTTTTGAAGATAGATTAGATTTATTGAACAATATAAGGTTGCCGAGATACTTGAGAAAAGCTATACACACTCCAAATTTTAGTATACACGATGCTAAACTTAAAGCTAGAGATATAGCTAAGGAAGGGTATGAGGGTATTTATCTAAAGCATAAAGACCATAAGTATTATACTGGTAAAAGAGTTAATGATGCTATTAAAATTAAACTCAGACCTACTGCAGATTTATTATGTATAGATGTTGAAGATGGTGAGGGTAAATATGAAGGTATGATAGGTAGTTTAGTATTACAAGACTCTAAAGGTAGAATAGTTAAAGTTGGTAGTGGCTTAGACGATAACGATAGAGCTGTAGAACCTAAGTGTTTTATAGGGCAAGTAATAGAGATTGAATATGAGCAGATACTTGATACTTATATACAACCTACATTTATAACAGTAAGATTAGATAAAACAAAAGAGGAGATAGATTAATGACAACTAAAGAGAAACGAAAACTTCGAAAGAAGAGAAAAGCAAGACAAGAGAAGCAAAATTAAATAAGCGTATTAAGGGTAGAAAGTTGCACTAAATATTGTGCTAAAGAAAATTGTTTAATTTGTGAATAATAAGGAGTAAATTATGGAAAAGACCTTAGGGAATACTTGTAGTAATGCGGCTACAAAAAATGTAAAAGATATACAGTTTTGGGGAGATAGTGACTTATTTAAACTATTTAGTAAGGCTTCATCTCAGGCTGAAGGTTGGATGAAAAGTACCAAAGGTATGGAGTATGACGGTGGTGTAGTTATTCAAGTAACTACTCAGCAGAGAAACCCAGATGGTAGTTATTCAATAGCTGAAGCTTTAACTAATGTACCTAACGCTAATATAGCTGAAACATTTAAAGACGGGATATGTGTAGGTAGAAGACTACAAAGTAGCACATCTAAAGTAAAAAGGCCACCACTACCAGGTATATATGAAGACTAATTGGGGATATAAATATGGCAACTGAGCAACAAATACAAAAGAAAATAACTACATACTTGGACTCTCTTGATGAGTCCTATGTAGTTAAAGTTATTAGTGCAACTAAATCAGGAGTTCCAGATATACTATGTTGTATAGGTGGTACTTTTGTAGGTATTGAAGTTAAGAGACCAGAAAGTAGAAATATGGTCTCTAAGCTACAAGAATATAATCTAAGTCAAATAGAAAGTGCTGGAGGTTACTCATTAGTTGCTTGGGACGTTGAAATGGTTAAAGATTTTATAGAAGGAGAAGTATTATGACTGGAGATATACTAACAGATGAAGCACTACTACTAGTTAATCAAGAAACACACGCATCACTAGAATTTCAAGCTGAGATGTACACTAAACTATTTGAAATCATAGCTAGTTTCAAAACTGAAGAAGATATACTAACAGATGAAGCATTACTACAAGTTAATCAAAAAACACAAGCATCACTAGAATTTCAAGCTGAGATGTACACTAAACTATTTGAAACAATAGCTAGTTTAAAAGCAGAAAGAGATGAGTGGCAAAGAAGATATCAAGATATGGTAGATATTTACCAAACAGGGAAGTATGATGAAGAACCAGATACCAAGCAAATATCTGCTACGGTAGAAAGTGTTGAAGATGATTAAGCCGTATCCACATCAAATAGAAAAAGCTGAAGAATGCTGGAATATCTTAAAGCAAACTGGCTACGTTTACTTAGCCGGCGAGCCAAGGTCAGGAAAGACACTAACATCTCTATTAGTTGCAGAGAAAAGCACAAAGGTAAAGGGTGTACTAATATTGACAAAGAAGGCAGCAATACCAGGATGGGAGAAATTCTTAAATTGGGCGGAGCTGACGCATTATTACACTGTAACGAATTATGAGCAAGTAGGTAAGTGGGATAATGCTAAAAGAAAAGCTATTCTTAAGCTAAACCCTAATGATTATCAACTAGTTATTATAGATGAGTCACATAACTTAGGTACTACTGGAAAACCAAGCGGTAGATATAAAACCATTAAATCTCTTTGTTATAATATGCCACATATTCATTTAAGCGGTACTGCAATAGTTGAGTCACCAAATAGCATATACCACCAGATGAGTATATCTAAATTTAATCCTTTTAAATTTAAGAACTTTTATGACTTCTTTAGGAAGTATGGAGAGCCTTATTATATTAAAGCTGCTGGAAGAGAGATAGCACAGTATGATAGATTTAAACCAGAACTATTAGATGAGATAGATAAGTTTACAATCTATATGACCCAAGAAGATGCTGGAATATCTAAAGAGGTTCAAGCTATTGATAAAATACATTATGTTAAGCTATCATTATCAACTAAGAAGTTTTATAATACTTTACAAAATGATAACATAGCTAAAGTGCATCAATATATGTTTAGTTGTAGAGCTATAGCTGATAAACAATATGACTTAGTATGCGATACTACTATGAAGCTAAGAACTTCACTGCATATGCTAGAGTCTGGTGTAGCTAAAATAGATAATGAGTATATTGAACTTGGTAATACTGAAAAGGTAGATTATATTAAGAATACTTTTGGTGACACAGAAGATGTTGGTATTATGTGCCACTTTGTAGGTGAAAGGAGATTACTTGAAAAACACTTTAAGAAAGCAGCTATATATTCTAGCTCAAGTCATGCTGAGGGAGTTGATTTATCCAATCTTAAGCATTTTATTATTATGTCTAGTGACTATAGTGGTAGTAAGTTTATTCAACGAAGGGATAGAATCATTAATAGCAATGGCTCTAACACTACTATAGTTAATCATATATTAGTTAAGAAAGCTATATCTGAACAAGTATACAAAAATGTGAGTAAGAAGAAAGACTTCAATAACTCAACATATAAGAGGGAGACTATTTAGTCTCTACCTCTTGATAAGCCGCATCAATAAACGGCGCTAATAATGCTAGTGATAGCGTACCGCCGCTTGCTAAAATCTTAGCCATTTCTCTATAAAGTTTTAAGCTATTTGGCCCTAATCTCCAACCACTCCTAGCTCCAAGGTCTGCTCCAAATTTCTTAATTTCATCATCAGATAGCCTAGCAATACCTCTATAACCACGCTTACGTAGAAAATCATTTATTCTAGCAATAGCATTTGAAGCTAGTGAATGTAGTCTCTGTGAGTCTTGTAATACATTATATCCAGTATCTTTTTTATACTTATATATGTTTATAGGTAGTCTAACAGTATTAACCCGACTTAAGCCATTATCATTTTTATATGGTATATTTAATTTTCTAGATACATCAAAAACTGTTCTATAGAATTTACCTCCCATAGAAGAGCCACTATTAAAATTCGTAGTACTAAAAGCTAGGTGTGCTCGACGCCTATAGAATATAACAGTTCCTGCACCTTCTATTTTAATCCTCATATGTCCATCAGTAGAGTTACGTAAACTCTGAATATTAATACCATGTGTAGCCCCTATTCGCTTAAATATAGGCTCTAGTTCTTCAGCTGATGGCACTATAGAATTACCAGTAGTACTTCTACTAGGTGTTATAGTTGCTCCAGTTTGTCTTGGTGTATTCTGATTAGC